ACCGAACGCAAAATGATAATTGCTGATCATTCTCCTGATGGAGCAAAAACTAACAAATATATTAAATATCTATCTATTAATATGCTAGGAACTAAAAATGCTTAATGAAAAAATACAAGAAAAAATCAAAAATAATTTGCCAGTCAAATTGCATCTTGGATGCGGGCCAGTTATGCTTGACGGTTACATTAATGTCGACGGAAGTCAGGCAACTCCGGAAGTGTGTGTTCAAGATATCACTGGAACATTCCCAATCCCAGATAACACAGTTGATGAAATACTATCTATCCATGTGATTGAACACATTTCAAGAAAAGATATCCCAAAGATGTTTAAAGAATGGTTGCGTATCCTTAAACCAGGAGGACGAGTGGTAACCGAATGGCCAGACACGCTAAAGGCATGCAGAGAAATTGTAAACAATCCAAAAATTTTAACATCAAAAGATCGAAAAGATATGAAACGCACCTTATTTGTATTTTTTTATGATGATTTAAAATACGACCATCCATCTATGATTCATCGCTGGGGATATAGTGTAGAAAGTTTAGGTCAGACATTTGTAGAAAATGGATTTTCAGAATGGACTTCGGAGGCAAATCAATTTGCAAAATCACCCAATGACAGTAGAATTGTTGCTATGAAATGAGAAAATACCATGAAATATTTTGATCCAGAAAAGTTTAATAAATTGGCCGAAGAACGTCACAATGAATACGTAGATGCTTCGCCGTTTGCCCATATAGTGTTATTTGATTTGTTTGATAATAATATATTACAAAAAATGCACGATGAATTTCCTGCTATGGAAAAACATATGGCAGGTAAAAATAATAGAACTACATTACAAAAATTAAGTTTTAGACAGCCCGAAAAATTAGGTTTATTTGAACCAACTACTCAAGAATTTAGTCAAGAACTTAATAGTAAAGAATTTTGTGTATTTTTAGAAAAATTAACTGGCATTGAAAATCTACAATCGGATCCGCATTTAGAAGGAGGTGGCCCTCACGAAATTCGTCGAGGCGGTTTTTTAAAAATGCATGTAGATTTTAATATACATCCTATAACAAGTTTAGATAGACGAATTAATGTATTAATATATTTGAATGATGATTGGCAGGATGATTACGGTGGAAATTTAGATTTGTGGGACACCGAAATGGGGGGACTTAAAAAATCAATTCCGCCGAGAAAAAATACAACTGTAATTTTTAATACTACAAATCATTCTTGGCACGGACACCCTGATCCTTTAACTTGCCCTGATAATAGGGTAAGAAGAAGTCTTGCATTTTATTATTATACAACGCCCGTTGCTGGCGTACGAAGAAAAGGTCATTCGACTATATATAAGGCAAGGCAACAGGACAATTTTTAATTATGGCTGCTAAGGTAGTTAAAGAACTTTATGGATTTTCTGGAAATCAAATATTGCTAATGCAAAAGCACGACAAACTCTTTGTGAGAAAAATAGGAAACATATCTAGAAATATCGAACGTATGCAGGCTTTGTCTGCAGAGTATCCTCTTCCCCAATTATATACAGTGTCAAAGAAAATAATTGATATGGAATATCTACACGGCCTAGATATTAAAACATATCTCAAGACAAACAACTATGAGAAGTTATTAGATTTCATATTGTCCGTACTAGAAAAACTTTCTAGTAATGCTGTTGACAAAGACTATACAGAAACATACATTAAAAAATTACAAGAAGTTAGTTTTGACGAAATGCCATTTACTCGTGAACAACTGTTAGAACGTCTTCCTAAAGCATTGCCGAGTTCAAATTATCACGGCGATCTAACATTAGAGAATATTATTTTTACCACAGATCGCGGATTTTTTCTTATTGATTGTGCCACAACAGAATACAATTCTTTTATTTTTGACATTGCAAAACTTAGACAAGATCTTGAGCTTGGATGGTTTACTCGAAAAGACAATACTATGCTAGAAGTTAAAACCAAACACATACAACAACGAATATTACAACAATATCCAGAAGCCGACAACGATTATCTGTTAATTCTAATGTTGTTAAGAGTATACAGGCACAGCAAACCCAACACGCTTGAACGAAACTTTTTATTAGAAGGAATTAAATCGTTATGGAAATAATAATGCCAGCAGCAGGGTTATCTACAAGATTTCCTAATATGCGCCCCAAGTATTCATTGACTGATTATTCGGGTAAAATGATGTTTGAAAAATCGTTAAGTCCGTTTATTGGTAAACATCATGTTACTATCGGGCTATTGCAAGAGCACGAAGACAAACATAATATTTCAAAATACATTGAACAAGAGTACGGCAACAATATTGCGGTAGTTATATTAAAAGAAAGAACAGCCGGTCCTGCCGACACTGTGTATCAAATATTAAAACAAATAGAACTTCCAGAAGATGAAGATATATTAATTAAAGATTGTGATAGTTTCTTTGAACATGAATACCAAGAAGGTAACTATGTTTGTGTTTCTAGTATTAAGAATCATGAAATATTAAAACGATTAGGTTCAAAAAGTTTTGTAATCACTAATGATCAGGGAATCATCAATTCTATAATTGAAAAACAAGTTGTATCCGATAAATTTTGCGTAGGAGGTTATAAATTTGAATCAGCAAACATGTTTATCTCTATCTATGAAAAATTAATCGAAGCTCATGTTAATGAAATATTTGTTAGTCATATTATTGAAGAATGCCTTAATGAACATCATATTTTTAAAGAAAGTATTGTTTGGAACTATGCCGACGTGGGAACTGCAGAGGAGTGGTTTGAATATAATAATAAAGCTGTTATTTTCTGTGACATCGACGGAACATTGGTTAAAGCACAGGCTAGACATGAATACCAAGAAGACCCAACGCCTTTAGAACAGAATGTTTCTAGATTGTTGGAACTGCAAAAAGAAGGTAGCTTAATAATCTTTACAACAGCTCGCCCTGAAAAAATACATAACCGTATAGAAAAAATGTTAAAAGGATTAGGGTTTGTAAATTTTAAATTGATCACAGGGTTGCCTAACACCAAACGAATTTTAATAAATGACTATAATGAAGCTAACCCATTTCCAAGAGCAATTGCTATTAATTTAAAAAGAGATACAGATAATTTAAGAGACTATCTATGAAAATAGCAATATGCTATACCGGCGATAAGAGACATAATTTAGAAATTGTCAAACAAAATCACCAACGTCTGTTTGATTGCCTTAAAGAAATTATAGATGTTAATGTCTATTGGTTTACCAAAGATGACCCCGGTCGAGGAGTCTGTCCTTTCGAAGAAGGAGACCCAGCACTTGATAATGTGTATCGTCGAGGACAAGGCGGAGGAATACAGGTCTGGGACTTTTATAGAAGTTGTGAGCGTACCACAGAGCCTTATGTGATGAGATTACGCACAGACGTTTGGTTCACTGACTCTAGTATTTCTATCGTATGTGAGGAGATTAAAAAAATACTTGCAGATAAAACAGATATAGCGTTTTTTGGCAGCGATTGGATACATGCAAATTCTGGAAAGATTTATCACAAAATAGTTGTCATAGACGGAGTTCCTTGCCGCGTACAAGATTTTGTAATTGTTGCTAATAGATCGCAACTAAAGCCAGGTAAAGAAGTTATAGACTATATCACCGGCCTTGCTGCTAAAAAACGCCGCAGTGGTAACAATCTTTTTAAACTTTTAATTCCTATGTCAAAGACCGAATATTTTCATTTTCAAGACGTCAATGCTTTTAGGATATTGTGCCAAACATGGTTAATTAGAAAAACATATACTTCATATCCCACAGACAATGAAGTTTGCAAGGACTACATACAAAGCTATATATTAGATGATAAATCAGAAATAAGTAAAAAGACATTTGTTATTCCTCATCCTATGCAAGATGCAGTTAATTGGTGGAGAAGTCGCCAAGGATGGGAAGCGCAGGATTTAAATATCGAGGATTTCAAAAGATGGCAATCGGAATAGCATATATTGGCGAACGAAGGTTTCATCAGACTTCTCAAGCTAATCACGAAGAACTTTTTAATCTGTTAAGAACAAAATATGAATTAACAATTTATGATTTTGCAAAAGGTAAAAGATTAAATATGGGAGAGTTCACTGATAGATTCAGATCAAACTCTAGTGATACAACTTGTCCGTATGATTCCAGTGGTGCTATTCAGTTATGGGATTTTGTACAGGCCAATAAACAAGTCACTGAAGATATCATTATTAAAATACGTACTGACATTTGGTTTACAAAAAATTCTATGCAGGTTGTATTGAAAGAAATTGATGAGATTGTAGCTGGCAATACCGATGTTTCTTTTATGGGGCTAGACTTTTTAAATTGCTGTGATAAGTTATACGAAAGAGCAGAAGCCATAGAAAAAAAAGTTCCTGATTTTTTAATCATAGCTCGAAAGTCTATGCTTGCTTCTGCAGAAACTGTATTAGCAAAAGTAAATGCACCCTCAAAACAAAAAAGTGGTAATGTAATGTTTAAGTATATTTTAGGTGAAGGTGCACGAGCAGTTAAAGTTAGTTGTCAAATGTATCTAATTAGACATGAATATGCCGAACCCAATAACTGGCAAATATACAGTGAATGGACCAGTCAATATAATAAATCTGTAGAATCACAAAAGTGGGTCGCGGAAAATAAAAAATTTATAGGAAAATTGTAATGCCAAGTGCATATTATTTACAAAGTGTAGAATTAGGAAAACAATTTCAATTGAATAACAGCAGTTGGGGTGGTGACGATTGTAAAAATTATCACAATCAAATCCGTGTTCTTATGGATAAGTATGCTGCTAAAACTGTACTAGACTACGGATGCGGCAAAGGCAGACAGTATCAAAATTTAGTTTCTTATGGAATGCCACACGATCAAGTAACAGAACCAATGACATTTCAGACTAGGATAAATGCGGAAAGTGTTTATAAGTTTGATCCTTGTGTAAAAGAATTTGAAATAGAACCTGTTGGACAAACATTTGATGCTGTTAGTTGTACACAGGTACTAGGCAGTATTCCTGATGTTGATATGCCCTGGTTGAAAGATAAATTAATGAATTATGCTACTAAATTTGTATTCATAGGATTACACAAACCAGACAAACCTGTAAAGTCTAAAAAAAGAATGTATGATCCTAATTGGATAACATACCCTCGAACTATTGAATGGTATCAAGAACAGTTTGCCAACTGGACTGGTCCGGATTTGTATTGGTGGTTTAGAGATACTGACCATCCAATTAACGATTGGTATTCAATTGATCTAGGAGGACTTGCAGAATGAAAATAGGATTTAATTGCAGTAGTTTTGATCTGTTACACGCTGGTCATGTAACAATGTTAAAAATGGAAAAAGAATTGTGTGACTATCTTGTAGTTGCACTACAGATCGATCCAACTGTTGATCGTCCAGGGTCAAAAAATAAACCTGTGCAAAGCGCCTATGAAAGATATGTACAGCTACAGGCCTGCAAGTATGTTGATGAAATTTTAATTTATGAAACAGAGTTTGATCTATTGCAATTATTGCAAACACAGACTATTCACATTAGATTCTTGAGCGAAGAATATTTAAACAGAGATTTTACCGGCAAACAGTATTGTATGGACGCTGGAATTGAATTGCACTATCACAAACGTGGACACAAGTATTCTTCTAGCGAACTACGTGCTAGGACAGCTAAATTAGAAAATGCCAAGGATGCTGATGATACTACGGCGTTACCTCAGTATTCTACAGAATTAATAAAACAAAATAATTAAGTAAGGTAAGGCAAGAATTGTTTATAAACAAGACCTTGTCGACTTTCTTCGTCAGTCCAATGGCAGGCTGCTAGATCATTTAACCATTGTTGTCTATTGAACAGTTGAGGCTGACTTATTGTCGATGCATCTTTGTTAGCAACATCCCAACAGACGCTGCTGGAATCATCAACCCATAACGGTACGCCAGATAACACACTAGCCACTCCACTACTGCTGTTGAAAACAAAAGCAGCTTTTGATCTTGTAAGATCATCAAGCAATGAAATTTTTGTGCTGTCACTGATACTAATTCCGGGGCCTACTAACTGTCTTAGGTCTGCAACTTTACCTGGATGTGGTCTTAAAACGATAGGTAAATTAGAATATTTTCTTACTTCTTTAATTTTATTTGCAGCCCATTGCGCAGGATTTAATCCTTTCATTCCCCACCCGCCATCTCGTTGAATCAAGAATAAGATACACTCACCGGTTTGATTCCAGTCTTTTAAACTTAATCCAGTATCGTTAGATAATTGATTCCATCTAACAGCGTCTGAATTTTTATTGGCATACTCGCTGGTATCATAAAATACTCCGTTAATGCTGTAGCGTAGATATCTACTTTCCTGATCTGCAAATTTAAAACAATTTGCATCTATAGCCATTATATGATTGCCTTGTTCTTTCTGTTTGTTTACTACTTCTTGCCTAAATTTAATATTCACGGCATTTTGAATAGGACTAGGCCATCCTAGGATAACTGCCAATTTAGCAGGACTATGCACATATCTTGTTTCAATGTGTACTCTTGCACCCACAGCTCGTGCTCCTTGTGCAAATGCAGTCAATGTATCGACTTTTCTTCCTGGTTCCTGTTTGTTTAGAGAACTCAGATAAACAACAACATCATTGGTCATCTTTTACCGGTGGGATCCAAATTTTGCCATCTTCATTGAGAATTTGCCAAGCAGTACCATCTTTCATTTCAGCTTCACTAAATTGTGCGTATGCTAGATGTGCAGCCCAAGCTTCAACTTCATCAGCAGTGGGCATATAAGGTCTTTCAATTTCAGATAGATCTTGTTTACACAACGGCTGAGCAGCGTTAGGGCCTAGTGTAATTGCAGGTTTTCCTAACAACAGTGCTTCTGTGGCGGCAATACTATTAAAAGTCACAAGACAGTGTACATCTTTAGACAACGCCATTTCCATTGTATCACCAGCTGTTCTATCTCGTCTACTGCCTTTTAATCTTATAACAATAGGACGATCACTGTGTTTCTTAATGATATCAAGAGTTTCTTGCATCCATTGGTCCAGATCTAATCCAAAGCACGACATGGCTTTAGCACTAGGCGGACATATCAATATGTTTCTGCCTGTTCTAAATTTACTTCGGTGCCAGCCTGTAGCTTCAAGTCTGTCAAACGGGCGTTCTATAATAGGACCTAAATTCTGCATGGCATTTTTTGTGATTCTATGATAGAACTTTTTTCTTACATTGCCAAAATAACCAGTGTCTATATAATAATAATCTCTGCCAGCAGCTTCGCAGGCTTTCATATGTTTGTTTTTGGTGATACCTCTAAATAACACAGGTGTTTGGGATTCTATTATTTTGTCGTAGTTGGTAATTTGACCACCACTGCCAAGAATAAAAGATTCCATATAGGGATCCCAACCAAGTCCCTTGGCGTCATTGGGATCTCTGCCGCCGTCAACAGCAAAAACTTTTTTATTATCTAACATCTTTATATCCTCAATTACTTCATTGACCTGTACACCATAGACTTCTCCCGATGGGTCGACTCTATATTTTAATATCTTTTTAAATATTGATTTAATTTCAGATGGAACGTGATCAAACGGACCAGGTGGAATTGGCAGTATCTTGGATTTCTCTAAGTTGCAGAGTTCTCTTTCCCAGACTGCACCCATGGCACAATGCCTATAATTATCAAACCAAGGACCACCTTCAGTGTAGTGAATCAATTTTGGTACTCCATTTTCTGGAGTTTTGTACCATCCCACTAGCCAATTGTATTCAGGACTAATAGAGCCAATTTCACTATCTTCCAACCATTGAAATCTATGTAAAAATTGTCCAGTTTCCGAATTAACAATATCCGGATCTATTTTTTTATTTGAAGGATGACCGCAATTCCATAAGATCATAGAACTCCAATTTTTTCTTGGATAAGGCATCTGGCGTTGGCCATCCATCTTTACGCCTTCTTCTGGAGTATAATCGTGCTTGACAACCATTACTGCAAAATTATCATCAGCCTGTTTGAAAACTTCTTCTATGTCAACTTGGCATAAAAAATCGCAATCTATAAAAATTGCCCAACCTTGATAATTCATTAGATGTGGTACTAAGAATCTTGTAAAGGTAAATTCTGTAGAACTTAACGGATCGATTTCTCGTGTGTACAGTCCCTCTTCTCTAAGTTGATTTTGTTTTAGAGGAATCACCTCTGCATTTTGCTGTCTAGATTTAATGCTATATTCACAGACCCGATATGCAATATCTTCTCTTGGGTCGTATCCGACAAAAATCTTCATATGGTTCCTTAATTATAGTTCTGTTAGTGCTGTTAATGCTGTGCCGGATATCAATTCTGAATTATGAAATTGGCCGTAGGCTAAATGACAGGCCCATGCGTATAATTTATCTGCATCCGGATAGTATGGCGTATCAATCTTTGCTAAATCTTGACTGGCCACCGGGCTTGCAGCATTGCAGGGGGCAAGTGTGAAAGCTGGAATTCCATTCATTACGGCTTCAGTGGCTGCTACTGAATTGTATGTTACTAGTGCGAATACATCATCTTTTAATGCTTCTTTTAAAGGCCTGCTTAGTATTCTATCTTCTCTCTTTGGTGCTCGTTCTCTAACTTCTACAGGTCTGTCTGTGTATTTTTTAATTGTGTTCACGGTATCAACAGTCCACTGATCAAGATCAATGCCGTAAAATTTGCAAGGTTTTTCGTCTGGTTTGGCAACAATGATTTTCCTTCCGTCTTTCTTCCACGGCTCAATAGTCTTGTTAAATTTCTTCCACCGATCGTCAGGTCTTGGAATAATCTCTCCGTGTTGTAAATCATTTTTTACTATTCGATGCCAGTATTTCCATCCATTAGGATTAGTCGATGTTGCATCATTACCAAAATATCCAGTATCCATATAAAAGAAATTTCTACTGTCGTTCCAGCATTGTTTCATAATTTTATGTTTTAAAATCCCTCTGAGTATTATAGGCTCAGCTGAATCGC